CGTGATCCTGGATTTCAACTCGGCCGAGTTGAAATCCAGGATCACGTCCCGGCCTGCTCCTCTTGGTGAATCCGATAGCTTGAGGAATGTGAAGAAGTCGCCATCGGCGCCGCCGGTCAGAAAATCCTTGCCTGGCCCACCAAAGAGAAAGTCGGTTCCTGCGTCGCCAAAGAGATTGTCGGCGCCCTTGCCCCCGCGTAGCGCTTCGTTGCCATCGCCGCCAAAGAGATCATCGCTGCCGGCATCGCCGAACAGGTTATCATTGCCCCCGCCGCCTTTGAGCGTATCGTTGCCCAGCCCGCCAAAGATGTTGTTAGTGGAACTATTGCCTATAATGAAATCGTTGCCTTGCTCGCCGAAGGCATCCTTGCCGGCGCCGATATCGATCCGGTCCGCACCCTTGCCGCCAAGGATACGCTCGTTGGTTAGGCCGGTGTAATCGCTGTCCTCGTTGTCAGGGAGGTTCTTAATCACCTCGCCGGCAATGGAGATGCGCGCAGACAGGTCATAGGTGCCCGTGCTGTTGTCGCCCGCCTCGCCGATATCGAGAAAGAACACGCCGTCGGAACTCGGGTGGAACGAAACGATCGGTTACTTTTATGAAGGCGCGCAGGTGACAGAGGAAGTGGAAGCGCCGTTACTCCCGAAGTTTGATGAGTCTGGGAGAGAGATCGGGCATGAACTTGTGCCGCGCGTGATGCAATGCGCTGATCCGATGGCGCGGATTATCTATTTTCACACGAGCGATAATCCGTTCGGGAATTATCCGGCCTTGCGGCAAGAGCTCAAAAACAAGAGCAAAGAAGAAATCCTGATCCGCGCGTACGGCGTTTGCTCAAAATCGTTTTCATTAGCGTTTCCGATGTTCAATCGCAACGCGCATGTTATCACCGAGACGCAGTTGAAAGCGATCGTGAAAAAGAATCCGAAAGGGGACAAATTTCATCTGGTCGATCCATGCGATGGTCGGATGTGGTTTATGATCTGGGTGCTCTGTCCGCATCCGAACAAGTGGATTATTTACCGTGAATACCCGAGCCACGGACATCCGGGCGCGTATATTCAAGGGGTCGGTATGCCGGGACCGTGGGCGTTAACCGGGGCGGCCGCAGACGGGGTCAAAGGTCCGGCGCAAGACAGCAAGGGGTTTAGTTTGGAACGGTACGTTGAAGAAATTGAGCACCAGGAGAAAGGCGAGTTCATCTTGGCACGCTACATTGACAGCCGATACGCCACGAGTCCGAAGTCAGAAGGCGCGCGGATGACTACGTTGATTGAACAGATCGCCGAGGTTGGCATGGAATTTCTGGCGATGGTGCCTGGGAAAGGTAAAATAATCAGTTGGGAAAAGAACGACGGGAGCGTGGATCTCATCAATTCAGCGTTGTATTACGATGTGGAAACCGATCTCGGCAAATGGAGCAACGAACTCGGGCGCTTGAACGAACCGCAGCTTTTGGTTCTCGATACGTGTCCGAACGTGATATACGCGCTCCAACATTGGACGGGGCAGGATGGTCAGAAAGGCGCGTGCAAAGATCCTATCGACGTGATCAGGGGCGCGTTCCTGTCGAGCGTGAACTACGTCGGGGGCGAGCAGTACGTTTTCACGGGCGGCGGAATGCGTCGCTGAAAAATAAGATTGCGCTCACGCAAGCGCGTGATACAGATTGATTCCGTGGGCGGCGATCAATCTTCTTCTGCATCAACAGCAGCACCTACGCCAACGGTAACGCCTACTCCAACGCCGATGCCAATAGCGCCAGTGGCGCAGCCGCCGCCAGTGATGATTCCTGAAACTGGCGCGGGCAAATACTGGTACTCCAATCCTGCCACTGGACAAAACGATCTGACCAAACTTCTTGAGGCTCTGAGTCGGTTAGGCTGGACGCCAAGCGGAGACACAAAAGATTACGGTTTCTAAATGAAAGATTTCATACTCAAATGCTTGTCTGGACGGGAACGTGTTTGGTTTCACCGTTGGCATTTTTATTCATGGGGTTACAAATGGAGCGGTGGATTACCTTGTAAAAGAGTGTGGCGACTTCTTAATGTCAAAAACGGACAGTCGCGTGAAATTTAATGAGATACGACGATAAAGACGAAAGTTTGGAACGCAGCGGGACGAAGAAACCTGATCTGGAAAAGATCATCGACGAACTACAACAGGCGCACGTTGATTCGTCCAATTACTCAATGCGCATCGCGAATGCGCGCGGCTGGTGGCAATGTGAATGGGACGGGATGAGTTCAGACGGTCGCCGTTGGTGGACACCTTCGGAAATCGCCGCTGGCAAACCGTCGCCTTGGAACGGTTGCAGCGATTCACGACTCCGTATCGTGTCCACTATAGTACAGGAGCACGTGACCCTTTGTTTGGCAGCGTTTTGGTCTGCCAAGAAACAGGCCACTAGCATCCGTCCTTTTATCAGCGGACGACAGACCAACGTGATGCAGCACATGTTAGACTGGCGTATCGGCGTCCAGATGAAACGTGAACTGATGAGCGAACTTAATATGGCGTTGGGCTGGCGGTTCGCGTATGGCTTGTGCTTTCTGAAAATCGAATGGGAACAGAAACGCGAACTCACCTATGTCCCGATCACCTTGGACATGATCGGGGAACTGAGTGCCGCGCTCGGGTTGGGCGATGTCATGGATAAAATTCTCGATCCAGACGGGGCGTTCGACAAAGATTTGGTTACAGTCATGCAAGCGATGTCGCCGGTATTGCCAACTCACGAGGCACGCACAGTTCTAAAAGAGTTGCGTGATACCGGCGCATCCGAACTTCCGGTGGCATCACTCCGGGTGAACAAACCGAAATGGTCAGCCAAACGTCCGTTCATCGACATCACGATTCCGTCTGAGACCTGTGATATTCAGGTTTCGCGGTTTACCGGTGAACGCGAGTTAGTCAGCGAAGTTGAATTAGTCGATCGGATTGAGACGGACGGGTACGACCCGGATTTTGTCGATGAAGCGTTACGGCACAAAGGGAAGTTCTGCGATTGGATGCCGCAACCGTACCAAAACCAGGATAATCAAGGGAGCAACCGTGATCTGGTTGATCTGACCCATTGTTTAAGCTGGCGGCTGCACAACGGCGCACCGTGCCTCTATCGCACCGTGTTCAATCACATGGTCGCTGCGGACAAACTTTACGCTGTCCACAGGAAATTCGAGTACGAGCACGGGCAGTTCCCGTTCGTTGCGCTTCGCCGTAATTACACGTTTCGGCCATTACTCAGTTCAATCGGGATTGCCGAGGAAGCGTACACCGACGAGCGGGACATCAAGATTCAACAGGACGGTCTCAACGATCATACCGATATTGTCCGGCAACCGCCGAAGATTTTGCCTACCTTGCGCGCGCAAGCGATGGCGAGCCAATGGGGCCCGAACGCTACGATGACAGCGATGCGGCCGGAGAGCGTGGTGTTCCCCGAACTGCCGCCGTGGGATCAGACGCCGCTCTTGGCGATGCAGATGGTGACGGAACGCTTGAACAGGCGGTACCCGATTCAGGCTGGACCGAACGTTGATCCCTCTATCGTAGCCTTGTTCCGGCAACAGTTAGTCAACGAAACCAATGGCGAATTTGATCTGGCGTTGGATCAGACAGTTCAATTGATGCAACAATTCGAGACCGATGAGGACATTGCGCGCGTGGCCGGGGGCGAACCGTGGAATTTCAGCCGGAAAGATATTCAGGGGCAGTACGAGATCAGTTCTGCGGTGGACATTAACAACGTGGACATTGACCGTGCAAAAGCCAAGATGGAATTGATTGCGCAGATGTTGCCGTTCAAACAGGCCGGGGGCGTCGTGTTCAAGGCGGCGGCTAACATTGTCGATCCCGACATGGCGGACGCGCTTGAGGCGGACGAGATGGGGCCGGTCGCGCAGGAACGCGAGACCAACGACGAGTACAACGCGATCGCGCAGATCATGGCCGGGATCGAGCCGCGCCAGAATGTGATGGCGAACCCGCAGTTTAGGTTACAGATCATTCAACAGATCGCTATGGACCCTGGGTTCATGCAGAAATTAAGCAAGGACGAAGTGGCGCAGAAACGGTTGCAGAAGCGGATCGAACAATACAACGATCAGATCCAGCAATTCCAAAAGAACCCGCAGATTGGCCGGCAAGTCGCCACGCAAACTTTTGCAAACAAAGCGCCCGCGCTACAAGCGGCACCAGCGGCTTAAAAGAAAGTTTGAACGTCCGCTTGTCGGCGGGTGTCTGTGTTTGAATGAGCGATAAAAGAGTATTCGTCGCGCTCCCGACGACACACGGGACGATGCAGTCACGGTTTCTTGAGGGCGTCATGGATTTGTTTCGATCGCGCACGTTCGACATGGAAATCAGTCAATACATTGATCCTTACATCGTGAGCGCGCGGAACACGGCGGCGGCTGATTTCTTGGAGAGCAAATGCACGCATCTAATGTTCATCGACGCGGACATTCTGTTTTTGGCGGCGCATGTCGAAAAGCTGTTGTCGCATAATGAAGCGATCGTCGGCGGGTTGTATCCAAAAAA